ATTGGCGCCATCAAGCCCATCCGCTACATGGTCAAAGGCTTTTGGGCGCACAGCTTCATGGTGCTGGCCGGTCAGCCTGGCATCGGCAAGACCACAGCAGTGATCTCTCTGTGCATGGTCATGGCAGGGATCAAGGCCAAGGACTGCGAACTCACAGCCACAAAGAAAAGAAAAACAATCATAGTCACTGAAGACTCGGACCAAGTTGAAAGAACATTAACCGGCTACGCACGGCATTATGGGATTAACTCTCAAATATTATCCCAATGGTTTGTCATTATTGATGCAAAAAGATCAAATGTGAAAGATTTACTTATGCTTGCACATAATGTAATAAATCACACGATTGATAATATCAGGCCATTATTAGTTCTTGACACGGCTAATGCCACAATGGATATTGATAATGAGAATGACAACTCTGAAGTGGGTAGCTATATTGCAGCCTTAAAGCAGACCATTTACATCCAGCTGGACACGCCAGTGTGCATCATCACACACACCAACAAGACCATCAGCAAGGCCGACTCAGATGCCACAGCCCGTGGAGCCTCTGCATTCACAGGCGATGCAACATTGACGGGTGTCCTGTTTGAAGACGAAACAAAGACCCGTTACATGCGCTTGGTCAAGACCAGATACCAGCCCAATTTCAGGGAGATCAAATTCAACTCCGATGTCTTTGCAGACACTGTGCTGGATGAAGACGGGGATATCCAAGAGCAGATGGTGCTGCTTGTCGTGCCAGAAAAGTCATCAGAGGATGACCGAAGGCAGGCAGCATCCGACCGGCAGAACGACAAACGGCAGCAGCAAGTCCAAGACGCCGCAGATGCTGCCTGCAACTTTGTCCAGTCCATCATCAACGCCAAGGGCGCTGTCATCATGCGCAGAGGGTCAGGGCGCCCAGCAGTGCCAAAAGAATTCCAGCACATGCACCAGCTGGAATGGCAAGACATCTACCAGGCAGTGCCGCAGGCCGACCAAAGCTACGCAAGACGGGCAGTCAGCAGCGCCATATTCCAGCGCTTCTGTCAGGACCAAGTAGGCACTGGATGGGTCCAAATAAAGTAAAGCGGTAAAGCGGTAGTAAAGCGGTAGTAAAGCGGTATACCTGTTTAGATAAAGGCAGGTCTGTTGGTATAAGTGGGGTCCTTAGACCCACTTATCCACAGGCCAATCTGGTCAGTTTTGTGATGGTGAAAAGTAAAGCGGTAAAGCGGTAAATTTCCTTTGTCCATACCGCTTTACTTTTTACTGTTTTTGAGGAGAAATGATGGTCCAACAAGTTGAGCAGTTATCCACAAGTTATCCACAGGAGTGGGATGACAGGGTTTTTTGCCATGAGTGCAAGCATTGCAGTGCTGTACCGCAGCGCAAGTCCATGCCAGCAGAGCTGATGGAGAAGATCAGGAAAGTCAACGCAAAGCCACTTCAGTGGATGCTGAAAGAAGCAAAGATCAAGAACGGCTGGGCAACAGTCACATGGACCGAACACCAGTGCAGCCCAACTGGCTTTGCCGTATTCCCAAAAGATGTCAAGCACCGATGCCATACGTATCAGGCCAAGCCCTCGGCAGTAGAATCCGAGGAATGGTGGTTGACTTAAAACGCAAAAGAAAAAGCATTGAACACATTGACCAGGTCAAGGTGGTGCAACACTTTCGTGCGTTTTATCCGGACATCATCATTGCAGCAATACCCAATGGAGGCGATAGAACGGCCTCAGAGCGCGTTAGGCTGCATAGTGAGGGGGTTTTAGCAGGGATGCCTGATTTGTGTGTCCTAGAGCCTAAAAACGGGTTTCATGCGCTGTTTGTGGAGATGAAGACCAAGGCCGGAGTGGTATCGGGCAAACAAAGTGCAGTAAATTTGCAGTTAAATGCAAAAGGTTATCGGGCAGTGGTCGCAAGATCAGCTGCTGAAGCAATCAAAACAATTGAGGATTATCTGAATGGCAACACCGAAAAAGAGCGCAAAGACATTGAGTGAGCTGGCTGACAACATTGTCGAGCGCCAGCTCACTCAGCGTGACCAGGCTGCAATCGAGCGCAAAGAGATGTCTGGGATCAATAAGAAAATTCACGCCTTTGGCGGTGAGGCCATGGTGTTTGACCACATCTCACAGGGTAAGACAATCGATTCGGTGATTAGGTCTTTGGACATCAGCATCGGTGGTTTCTACAAATGGGTAGAAAAAGATGCGAAGAGGGGAGAGCTTCTCGCACGCGCACGCACGCGAGGCGGGAGAAGTTTAGCAGAGCAGACCCTCGAAATAGCAGACGCTGCCACGCCTCAAGAGGCGCAAGTGGCCAAGCTGCGGGTCGATACAAGGCGCTGGCTGGCCTCTAAGCAGGCGCCAGACGAGTATGGCGACAAGCAGCAGCCATTGGTCAACATCGACCTGGGGAGCATGGCGCTCGATGCACTGCGCAAGCGCAGCATCGTATCAATAGACAATTCACAGTAAATGAATACCGAAGCATTCAGCTACTTAACACAATGACCATTATGTTAAGTTGATTTTGAGATATCCACAGAAAAAGCAATGCTCTGGTGTTACTAATGAAGTTATGCACAGGAATCTGTGGATAGAAGTGGACAAAAGTCTGTGGACAACTTAGCGGCGGCGGTGGCCGGCTGGCGGTCGGTGGCCGCGACCCCCCCGTGGCCGGTCGCGGCGGGGGTGACTGTGGCGGCACTAAACACCTACAAAAAAAATTTTTTAAAAAATCTTTTGCACTAGTTGACATAAAACGCAAAAACACTTCACAATTCAATCTCCACAAACAAAGGAGTAACGAATGAAAACGAAGCAGGCAACAGTGGTGATCAAGGGTCAGGAGTGGATAGTCTTAGACACTGATGAGGCTAAAGAGGCGAAGGTGTTTTGCAAGCTGATGAGCTTGGATGGCACAATTGTTTGGCACACATGGGTGGATATAAACCAGATCGTGGGGATAATATGAATACAGTAATGCTGGTAAAGGTGCGGCAGTTATTTAATGTGCAATATGTACCGAGAAGCACCAATCGACATAATCAGAAACAATATATTAAGGCGATTCGATTATTAGGTGATAAGTGGTTAATTCACCAAAATAATAAGATTCAGAAAATCCAATGAATATGTTTAATTTATTTAATTGGTTTAAAAAGAAAGAGCCGCCACCACCACAAGAAACTGGGCCGAGCTGTGGTTTGGTTTCTAGGTTGTGGATCAATGAATATGATTTTATTGACAGGAAGTGTCCACCCTGTCATCAGGATTGCAAACAAGGGCGGGAATGTCCCGCGAGGAAATGAAGAGTAATTTTGTGAACAACCATTTGAGGTTGAATGGGAATGTGCATGGGCATAAGTTGAGGCTGTGCAATAAGTGTGAAGAGATGAGGCCGCCGGAGGGTGGGGTACAGATGAGTGCTGCCAGGTGGATTTGTGCAAGTTGTTGGACCAATCGGGAGACTGGTCGGAATCTGAAGCAGGCGAGGGAGAGTAAATGACTGATTTGTTGACTGCGCTGCATCTGAGTGTGTTGCTGCTGGACCTAAAGATTCGGATGATGGAGGCGATTGATGAGGGGCAGTTTGACCTGGCGATGACATATCACTTGTTGATACTGGTTCGGACTGATGAGCTTGCTGCGCATAAGTGGGCGATGAGTCCATCAGCATGGAAGATTTATGAGACGATCCATCCATGAGTAAAGAAAATGTGTTTGCTGTGTGGGTGGAAAGGTATCAGCCTGACCCTGTGCTGTTTGTGCAAGAGGTGCTGGGGGTTGACCCTGACCCGTGGCAAGTGAAGTTTTTGCAGGCGATAGCGAGGGGGGATAGGAAGATTAGTGTCAGGTCTGGCCACGGGGTGGGGAAATCTACTGCAAGCAGCTGGGCCATGCTCTGGTACTTTATGACCAGAAGTCCGGTCAAGGTGGTGGTCACTGCGCCTACCAGCTCGCAGCTTTATGACGCGATGTTCGCGGAGCTAAAGAGGTGGATCAACACGATGCCACTGCCCTTGCAGGGGCTTTTAACTGTCAAGCAAGAGAGGATTGAATTCAATGCCGCGCCGACTGAGATGTTTATCTCGGCAAGGACTAGCAGGGCCGAGCAGCCAGAGGCTTTGCAGGGGATTCACTCGGAGAATGTGATGCTGGTGGCCGATGAGGCGTCTGGTGTGCCAGAGCAAGTGTTCGAGGCGGCGGCTGGATCGATGTCGGGGCATAACGCTGTGACGCTGCTTTTGGGGAATCCGGTGCGAAGCTCTGGGTTTTTCTATGACACCCACACGAGGCTGTCTGATGAGTGGACCACATTTCAGGTGGCATGTACTGATTCGCCGAGGGTGAGTGATGAGTATGTCAAAGAGATGGCCATGCGCTATGGCGAGGACAGCAATGTCTATCGGATCAGGGTCATTGGTGAATTCCCCAAGGGTGATGACGATACTGTCATTGCGATGGATTTGCTGGAAAGCGCCTTGAATCGTGATGTGGCGCCAAGCGACTACGCGCCCATGATTTGGGGCTTGGATGTGGCGCGGTTTGGTAGTGATAGGTCAGCGCTTTGCAAAAGGCAAGGCAATGCGGTGACTGAGAGCATCAAGACATGGAAGAACTTGGACCTGATGCAATTGACTGGTGCGGTGGTGGCCGAGTACCAGGCACTGGCGCCAAGCCAGCAGCCCAAAGAGATATTGGTCGATAGCATTGGCCTCGGAGCTGGGGTGGTGGACAGATTGAGAGAGCTGGGCCTACCGGCCAGAGGGATCAATGTCAGTGAAAGCCCAGCCATGGGTGGGACATACAGGAATCTCAAAGCAGAGCTTTGGTACAGGGCAAGGGCGTGGCTTGAGGCGCGGGACTGCAAGATGCCAAAGGATGATGTCTTGATCAGTGAGCTGGCCACAGTGCGGTACAGTTTCACCAGCAACGGCAAGATCGCCATTGAGGGGAAAGACGAGATCAGGCGGCGGGGGCTGCCAAGCCCTGACAAGGCTGATGCCTTTGTCCTGACATTTGCAAGTGACGCAATTGCGGGGATGTACGGCAGCACAGGCTCAAGCAAATGGAGCCAGCCCCTGCGCAGAAACCTTGTGCGGGTTGCATAATTCGGGTATTGACAAACCAAAGGGGAAACCTATGAAGGCAATGAGTAAGGCGCAAAAGAAGGTCGGCTCTGTGATGAAAGAGTTTGGCTCTGGCAAGCTGCACAGCGGCAAGGGTGGTCCAGTGGTTAAGAATCCCAAGCAGGCCATCGCCATTGCAATGTCTGAGGCCAAGATGCCCATGCGCGGTCAGCGCACAGCAAAGAACAAGGCGAAAAAATAATGGCCACCATGCAGCGCACCATGAGCCAAGTCATGGACCGAGAAGAGGGCGAGGGCATGGAAGAGGGCGAAAACTGCCCCATGCCCACGCAAGACATTACGCTAAACCTAAAGAATCGAGCCAAGGCAATCACCAGCGCGGCCTATGGCCCTGAGAATCCCAAGCTGCCTAATGAGGCTTTTTGGCGCAAGAAGGCAGACCAGTGGGATGTCAGCATGGATGACGCCAAGCAAAGCCTGTGCGGTAACTGCGCGGCATTCAATGTGTCTGACAACATGAAGCAGTGCATTGCCCAAGGCATTGGCATGGAAGCTGATCCATGGGGAACAATCAAGCTGGCCGACCTTGGCTACTGTGAGATTTTTGACTTCAAGTGCGCAGCCTCAAGAACTTGCGATGCGTGGGTGGTGGGTGGCCCCAACACCGGCGAGCAAGAGGGTGAGGACATGGAAGAGGGCGAAGACTACGAAGAGGGAGAAGAGGAATGAAAGCTGGACTCTATGCCAACATTGCAGCCAAGCGCGAGCGCATAGCCGCTGGCAGCAAAGAGAAGATGAGAAAGCCTGGCGCTAAAGGCGCGCCAACAGCTGCTGACTTCAAGGCTGCTGCCAAGACTGCAAAGAAGCCAAAGAAATGAAGACCCCAGCTTGGCAGCGCAAAGAGGGCAAAAGCCCGTCAGGCGGCTTAAATGCCAAGGGCCGCGCCAGCGCAAAGGCCGAGGGCATGAACTTGAAAGCGCCGGTCAAGTCTGGCGATAATCCAAGGCGAGCCAGTTTCTTGGCGCGAATGGGCAACATGCCTGGTCCAGAATACAAGGCAGGCGAGCCGACACGGCTGCTGCTGTCACTCAAGGCATGGGGCGCAAGCTCCAAGGCTGACGCCAAGGCAAAAGCCAAGGCAATATCTGCAAGGAACAAAAAATGAACGAATTAGAAATCAGCACCGACATTGCAGCCACAGAGCCAATGGATGATGCAGAGCTGCAAGCGATCATCACGCAAGACCTGACCGATGCGGTGAGCTATGTGGACAGTGATCTGTCACCCACACGCGCCAAGGGGACTGAATACTATCGCGGTGATTTATTCGGCAATGAGGTCGAAGGCAACAGCAAGGTGGTGGCCATGGAGGTGCGGGACACTGTCTCGGCCATGCTGCCAAGCCTGATGCGTGTGTTTTTCAATTCTGAGAATGTGGTCGAGTTTAGTCCCAGGGGACCCGAGGACATCAAGATGGCCCAACAGGCCACCGACTATGCCAACTATATTTTCCAAAACGACAATTCTGGGTTTTTAACGACCTACGCAATTTTTAAAGATGCGCTGGTGCGCAAATGCGGCATTGCCAAATTCTGGTGGGAAGACGAGGAGAAGGTCCGGATTGAGGAGTACACCGGCCTTGATGAGCAGACGCTACAGATGCTGATGCAAGAGCCTGGTGGTGAGGTCAAGGTCATCACATCCTACCCAGACCCAGATGTCAACGAGGCGCAGCTGACAACAGTAGACCCCACAACTGGCGCGCCGATGGTTATGCCTGCACCAATGATCCATGATGTGCAAATCAAGCGTATCACAAAAGATGGCCGCATCAAGATCATGGCCGTGCCACCAGAAGAGCTGCTGCTAGACAGACGCGCCAGATCGTTTGACGATTCGACCATCATTGCCCACCGACAGATGGCCACCATGGCTGACTTGCTGGCCATGGGCTATGACCAAGATGAGATTGAAGAGAATCTGTCAACGACAGACCTAGATAGCAACGATGAGTATTTGGCCCGTCAGCCGCTGAGTACAACATTTGGCACAAATGACGCTGCCAATCCAATGATGCGCAGGGTCTTGTACATCGAGGCTTATTCGCGTGTTGACTATGATGGCGATGGCATTGCAGAGCTTAGAAAAGTCTGCTGCATGGGTGGCGGCTATAAGGTGGTGCGCAATCTGCCAGCAAGTTATATCCCCTTTGCTGACTTTCCCTGCGACCCAGAGCCACACACAAGCCCACTTGAGGCGATGTCAATTTTTGACATTACCCGTGACTTGCAAGAGATCAAGTCTGAGATTCTCCGAAATACATTGGACAGTTTGGCCCAGAGCATTCACCCACGCACAGCGGTGGTCGAAGGCCAAGTCAACATCGATGATGTCTTAAACAACGAGACGGGCGCCATCATTCGGATGCGAGCGCCTGGCATGGTGCAGCCACTCACAACCCCGTTTGTGGGGCAGGCCGCATTCCCGATGATGGAATACATGGACCAGATTAAGGAAGACCGCACCGGCATGAGCAAGGCGGCCATGGGCCTGAATGCTGACGCATTGCAATCAAGCACCAAGGCAGCTGTGGCAGCGACCATTTCAGCCAGCCAAGGCCGCATTGAGCTGACAGCGCGCATTCTGGCCGAGGGCATGAAAAAGCTCTTTAAGGGCATTTTGTTCCTGGTCACAACGCACCAGGACAAGGCTCGCATGGTGCGGATGCGCAACGAGTGGGTGCAGATCGACCCACGATTCTGGGATGCTGGCATGGATGCCACGATCAACATTGCCCTTGGCAATGGCGACACCAACGAGAAGCTGCAAGCGCTGATGATGATCATGTCCAAGCAAGAGCAAATCTTGCAGCAGCTTGGCCCAACAAACCCATTGGTCACGCCAATGCAATTTAGCAACACTTTGCGAAAAGTGGTTGAGCTGTCTGGGTTTAAAGATTCAACCAGCTTTTTCCAAGACATCCCTGCCGACTATCAGCCACCAGAGCCACCAGCGCCAAAGCCATCCCCAGAGGAGATTTTGGCCAAGGTGCAGGCAGAGTCTATCCAGGCAGATATCCAGAAAAAGGCAGCCGAGCTGGAGCTAAAGCGCCAGCAAATGCTTTTGGATGATGATTTGGCCCGTGACAAGATGGCCCAAGATTTGTATCTCAAAAAGTACGAAATTGAGTTAAAGTACAAATCACAGATCAGTACAGCGGAAATTGATGCCGCGCAAAATATTGATCGTGAAGCGATTCGTCAGCAGGCACTGCTGGCCCAGCAGCAAGCGGCGCAGCTTATGCAGCAGCCACAGCAGCAGCCACCAGCGCCTGAGATGATGCCCCCATCAACCTTTCAAGGAATGGCACAGTAAGTGACAAATGAAGACCAAGTAAATAAAGGCCGAAAGGCCAAGCAGCTGCTTGAGGATGAAACCCTCAATGCAGCGATTGCGAAATTAGAAGGTGACCAACTTTGGGTATTTCGTTCATCGAAACCCGAAGAGTCTGCGAGGCGCGAGACAGCATGGTGCATGTTGCAGGCCATTGACGGGCTGCGGCAAGAGTTGATCAAGATTATGGACAACGGGAAAATTGCACAGAATGCGATAAGCAAATCACAGAAAAACTAATTTAAGAAAATACTATGGCAGAAACACAAGCAATGAATATGGCCGATGCGGCCAGTGCTATCTCGGCAATGTTGGCCCCTGAAAAAGGACAAGCGCAAGTTGACGAGACGCAGCCAGTCGAGGAGTCCCAAGAGGACACCGAGACAGCGGCTTCTGAGGAGGATGAGTCTGGTGTGGAAGACGCGCCAGATGAAGAGTCCCCAGAGGAACAGTCCGAAGGAGAGGAAGAGCAAGAGGAGCAAGAACAGCCACAGACTTTCACCGTCAAAGTAGACGGCAAGGAAGTCGCAGTGACGCTAGACGAGCTTCAAAAAGGCTATTCCAGGACACAGGACTACACTCGGAAAACGCAGCAGATTGCCGAAGTGCGAAAGCAAGTCGAGCAAGAAACGCAGGCAGTCCGAGCCGAGCGTGAGCAGTACGCTCAATTGTTGGGAGCATTGCAAGCCCAACTTCAGTCTTCGGAGCCTCAAGTTGATTTGGAGCGCCTCTATCACGAGGACCCAATTGAATGGGTAAGGCAAAAGGAAGTCATGCGTGAGAGGCAAGAAAAACTCGGTGCTATTCAGTCTGAACAGCAGCGGCTTTTTCAAGTGTCTCAGTATGAGCAGCAGCGCGCTATGGAGGCCCAACTTGCCAGCCAGCAAGAAGCCTTATTAGCCGCTTTGCCAGATTGGAAGGACCCCAAGAAGGCAAAGGCCGAAAAGGCACTGGTGATTGAGTCTGCAAAGGCAGCAGGCTTTACCGATGAAGATTTGAAGAATGTTTACGACCACCGGCTGGTTTTGTTGTTGCGTAAAGCAGCAATGTTTGACCAAATGGTAAGTAAGCGTCAAGGCATTAAGCCTGTGGTGAACAATGGCCCACGAACAGCCAAGCCTGGTGCAGCTGGTCGGGTTTCGACAACAACTGAAAGTACGCGAGCAAAGCAGCGTCTTGCAAAAACCGGTCGCATCGATGATGCGGCATCTGCAATTGAACTTTTATTGAAATGAGGAAATTATGGCTATCGTTAGCAATACATTTTTAACCTACTCTGCAAAGGGTATCCGCGAAGACTTGAGCAATGTGATCACAAACATTTCGCCTTAATCTGAGGGCCGTTGCAGAGTAATTTGCAATTGATACCAGGAGAATTGCTGGAAACCCCTAACGGATAGGCAGCCGAGGGCAATCAGCAGCCGAGCCTCAAAAGAGGAAGGTTCAACGACTAGATCGAAAGATCGTAGGACCAAGTGGTCCGAAGCACCTGGCCCCATGAAAGTGGGTGAAGATATAGTCTGATCTGCATGGAAACATGCAGTCCCGAAAGGGAGGCAAGGTTTAACGATCCTTGTCCAACATGGATGGAAGAAACGCCTTATATGTCAAACATTGGTCGCGAGAATGTGTCCAATAGTTTGTATGAGTGGCAGACAGACCAACTTTCCAGTGCCGCCGCAAATGCGCAGCTGGAAGGTGACGATGTCGCGTCTTTTGATGCGGTGACAGCTACTGTGCGTTTGCAAAACTACGCACAGATTTCACGCAAGACAATCATCTTGTCAGCTACTGAAGAAGTGGTGAACAAGGCAGGACGTCGCAGTGAGCTGGCCTACCAAATCGCGAAGCGGGGCGCGGAAATTAAACGTGACCAAGAATTCTCCATGCTCAACGGCGCCATCGCTGTTGCTGGTGATTCGACAACTGCTCGCACCACTGCCTCTTTGGGCGCGTTTGTGAAAACAAACACCGACAAAGGCTCTGGCGGTGCTGACCCATCTTACACAACGCTGCCAAATAGCGCCCGTACAGATGGCACAGTGCGCACATTCACTGAAACCATTCTCAAGAATGTGATTCAGAAGGTGTGGACACAAGGTGGTACACCTAAGATTCTGATGTGCGGTCCTGTCAACAAGCAGCGCGTGTCTGGTTTCTCTGGTATTGCCTCCAGCCGCTTCAACATCGATGGTGGTGCAAAGCCTGCGACATTGGTCGGCGCCGTGGACATCTACGTTTCAGATTTCGGCAATGTCCAAGTTATTGCGAACAGGTTCCAACGCGAGCGCGATGCATGGGTGATCGATCCTGACTACGCAAAGATGACTGTGCTGCGCCCTTACAGCCAAGTCGAATTGGCGAAGACTGGTGACGCTGAGAAGCGCATGTTGATCGTTGAGTGGGGTCACAAAGTGTTGGCTGAAAACGCCCACGGCTTGGCCGCTGACTTGGTTACTTCTTAATAGTAAGCAAATGGAAAGGGCCAGGGGAACTTGGCCCTTTTTTTTAACATGATTCACAAAAGACTACTGAGCGAAAACAAAGATCAAGGCATCAAGCGCTACTGGCATGAAAACCCAGAAACAGGTGATGTGACGATCCAGACAGAGCAAGATGTGACTGCTGTCATTGAGGCCAACAAGGCCATCTATAACGCCCAAGACGAAAAAGCCAACTGGAAGGGCGAGTGGCACTTGGTCGCATCCATCCCCGAATCCCTTTATTACAAGATGAAGGCCGAGGGCAAGATCGATGATCAGGAATACATGAAGCGCTGGTTAAACTCAAGCGAAAATCAATTTTTTAGAACTAGACCTGGGAAAATATGAGCAATTATGTTGCAGTCTGCACACCGGCCCGTGATCAAGTCCACACGAACTATTGCTATTGCTTAGTCAACATGGTGGCGTATCACACACTCAACACTGAAGACGCGATTAGTCTGAAATTGATGCAAGGCACGATTATCCAAAACCAAAGGGCTGACCTTTGTTTGGATGCGATGGCCGAGGGCTGCACACACATTCTCTTCATTGACTCGGACATGACATTCCCCCAAGACATGGTGGGAAGGCTCTTGGCCCACGACAAAGACATTGTGGCGGCCAACTGCGCTAGGCGCAGAATGCCCACTGGCCCGACAGCTCAAGACTATGATGAGAACGACAAGCGCATTCCCGTCTACACCATGCCAGAATCAACTGGATTGCAAGAGGTGGGAAGCATTGGCACTGGCATAATGCTGATCAAGCGCAGGGTGTTTGAGGGCATGAGCGAGCCATGGTTTGATATGCCATGGCAGACCACACGGGGCTATATGGGTGAGGATGTGTTCTTTTGTAGAAAAGCCAGAGAGCTTGGCTTTAAGGTCTACATCGACCATGATGTCTCGCACGAAATTGGTCACATTGGGACCTTTGAGTTTGGCCACCCTCACACTTGGATTGTGAAAGAAGAGATGGAAAAAGAGGCGAAAAATGGCACTTAGCACCTATGCAGAACTGAAGACATCCATTGGTGATTGGCTCAATCGGTCAGACCTGACAAATGCCATTCCTGACTTTATCTCTTTGGCCGAGGCGCAAGTTGAAAGAACACTGCGCACCAGGCAGATGATTGTCAGGGCCAATGCGTCTTTTGACGCGCAATATGGCGCTGTGCCTGCTGACTTTTTGGAAACAAAATCTCTGAAGCTGACAAGCACAAACCCACAGACCCCATTGGAATTTTTGAGCATTGATGCCTTGGACAATAAGGCATCTGAATACACCGGCAGTGGCAAGCCAAGATTCTTTGGTGTGGTCGGTGGCCAGTTTAGATTGGTTCCAGTGCCAGACGCCACATATACAACCGAGCTGACCTATTACGCGAAGTTGACAAAGTTATCAAACAGTGTGACCGCCAACTGGCTTTTG